TCAGGGATTGTTCGATCTGTTGACTTGCATCTGACTTGCATCATTCAAATAGAAATCGAGTTTATTCATTGATTTTCGCTTATGCTCCTTGTCTAAATGAGTGTATATTTCCAAGGTCATTTTGATGTCCGAGTGGCCCAGCTGTTCTTTGGCCGCTAAAACGTCCACCCCCGCAAAGTACAGCATGGTTGCAAAAGTATGGCGGAGCCAATGCGGCGTTATTCTGGGAATCACAAAGGGGGTTCCTTTTGGGTCAAATTTGCTTTTGGGCCTTGGGTCAAACGGGCTGAACTCCCCGTACTTAAAGTTGATGTCCAACAAGTAGCTTTCCCACATACGGACCCACGACGACTCCGTATGCATTGTTCCCTGAGCATTTAGGCATACAAAAATACCTTCGCGCTTTTCCCTTCTGAGATAATCTGCAAGAAATTTTGGTATGTCTACTGTCCTCAGTCCTGCATCCGATTTTGCGACTTCGTTCCTTATTATAAACCTTCCCCGGATTTTTTCAACTGTTTTATTTACGGAAATCGTTTGATTGTTTAAATCTATGTCTTTCCACGTAAGCGGAATGAGTTCCCCCCTGCGCAATCCCGAATACATCATAATCATCGCGGCGCGGCGGGCTCGGTGTTCTGTATTATGTATCCATTCGCGCTCGGCATCGGTCAGAGCACGACGTTTTTGTGCCGGTGCGGATTTTGGCAATTTTATCGCCGTTGCAGGGTTATAGTCAAGAACCCGGTTTTCTATCGCCAGCCTGAATATCTGCGAAAGTGTAGACTTAGTGATCTCCAGCAATCTCCGTGATGCCGGATGGTTTGTGTTAGGGTTGCTCTCGGCGAGATCGGAGATAAGTTCTTGAAGATCTATGGTTTTAATTCTATTCATTGAAGCGTCTTTGATGTAGGTATTAATATAATCAACGCGGTACTTATACCCTCCCGCCTGGCTCACACCCACCTCGGTTGCCTTGATCTTCAGCCAACGCTCCGCCCAGTCCCCAAAGGTATCGCGCTCCGCCATAACGTCTAAGCCTTTGCGCATGGCTAGCTTGACTTCTTCGGCTTTCGCGTCGGCTTCTTTTTGGGTGTCTCCGTATACGGTCTTGTATTTTCGCTTGCCGCTGTCGTCGCGGCCTAAATAGACCTGCACCGCGATCCTGCCGTCAGCCCTGACGGCATTTTTCTTTTTTGGCATGGTAAAGTCTCCTTGGTCGATTGCACAAAATTCGAACTTTCCTTGCTATTTGCCGCCTCCGTCCGGGGGCGGTTTTTTATTTGCTCTCGTGGGGTTCGATTGTTACGGCTGTACCTGATGCCATCATGTGTTGATTGCTCAAGTGTGAATATGGTGATATCGAGAGTGAAATAATAGCATTAGCAGAGAGATTCTCAGCTTGCCTTTTAATGCTATTTATAAGAAATTCCTTGCTTTCCTCAATAACTTTTTCAGAACTAGATGATCTAACCCTATCCGGGAAACCCACAGTCGAAACCACAATACCACAATAGTGACTAACCTTGTGCCCCTCAATGAACGGACTAGTTGTAATTATCATTTTTCACCATCCAAAATCACTTTTTAGATATCAATTTTCAATATCCTCTTCCGTCTCCTGTAACTTACACTTTGCTTATTTCGTATCTCAGGCGGTAAATGTGTTTACACGGCAGTTTGCGGACAAAGAAATCACGGCAGGTACAGGACCACATAGTAGTTTCATAAGGGGTTTTCCCCGATCCTGAAAAGACCGCAGTCATATTCTTATAGTCAATCTCAACAGGCGTACACTTTGTATCCAACGCGCTTCTTTGACGCTTTATCTGTTCGGGATGCTTGTCAATATCCACGGTTGCTTTTACTTCGGCAAGTTTATCTTTATCAAAAGAAGGACGTTTGATTATTTCTATGACACCCAGCTCAACAGCCAACCTATATATATGCTTGCAAGGAAGCCCTCTTCCCTGGAAATCATAGCAGTTGCAATTGCTCAGTGATGTGGCGTAATACGGAAGATCGCTTGTACTCGAAAACCGAGCTGTCTTTGTTGTCTTGTTTATTTCAAAAGAAAATGGATAAGTCATTGACCATCCTTGTCTTGATATTTGTGCTTCATCGGTATGTATAGAAGCATCCCAATCTGGCCAAGTCTCTGTGATGCGGCATCTGCCAAAATCCATGCTAGCCATACCTCATTTTTCGCGGCGGTAGAATGTTCCTGCTATCAATAACCTAATCAATATCTCAAGCGAATTTTCTTCGTGTCTGCACCAAGAATTTTTTTCACGAATTTGCTTTTCGATTTCTTTCTTTTCGAGAAACAGTTCCTCTAGCTTGTTGATTTCTTGAGTCAGGGTCTCCGCCTCGATGTCGCGTCCTTGCAGCAATGCCCAATACTCGCTATATACCCACGTCTTTATTTCAAGCTCATCCTTTTCTCGCTTTAGTTTATCAATCTCTTTCTTATATTGCTTTTGACCCTCAAGCCGCATGATTTCAGTGACTAGCATTTCAATATTTTCTCGAATATGCACCACAAGCTCGTTATATTCTAACGTTAACATCTCATGGTCTGCGTTCTCTCGCATTTGCTCATCAAGCAAGTTGGTTTCCCTAATTAGATAATTGAAAGCCATGTTAGTGCACAATAACTGACCGAGCTCTTTGTGCATATGCTTTAGCCGCTTTCTCTGCTCATCACACAAAGAAATTTGCTTATTACGGGCTTCCTCGTAATGGGCTACTCTATGCTCTAGGTTTTGGATTAGCGTACACCAAAGATGCAGCAACATTTCTTCGTCTCGATGCAATCGTTCTTTTTGTGTTTGGTATAATGCTGAGTCTTCGCCGTGGGTCTCTTTATAAACAGAGAGATGGCAATCAATATCCTGAACTAGCGATAACCTTTCACGTTTTAGCCAATCTTTCTGCGCTATATACGTTGTGGAAGTTTCACCATGCAGTTGTTTCCACTTTTCAAGCCTTCGCTCAAGGTCTTGGATCAACGCCTCTTGTTCAGCTATCTTTACGTCAAGGCTACATGCTGACGCTTCGTCAACACTTCCGTCCGCTTTATGTAAGGGGGACTCAACGACTTCATAGCCACTGTCAAATAAGCTCGTCTGCATATTCCTCCACTCCTTAGACACGATTTCCCACCACAAATACTTTAACGAAATACGTTATTTTCTTACATAATCATGCTTATTCCCAAATATTCAGGTATTCTTTACAGTCCAAGACTGAAACTATGTGTTGTGACCAGATTTCTTGCCAACGTTTATCAAACCATGCTCTTTCTCGTAACCCTCTATACACTTGCGGATCAGTACCAACATCTGGCCGTTTGCCGATCTGCCCTCGTAGGCTGCGACGACATGAAACTTATCCAGAAGTTCCGGGTCTATACGGACGGTAAACGTTTTAACTTTCACAGCGCACCTCCAAAATGAATGCATTATTTAGTCATTTTACATTCATTTTGTGGTATACTGTTAAAACGCAGTCTATATGAAGTCGGTTTGCAGTCATAGTCTTTGGTTAGTTCGCTATCTCTCAGCGGGTTGGGAATAAAAATCAAATCTTTAGTGAGGTGGTCAAATTGAACAACGAAATGCATTGTCTGTCTACAGAAAACACCAACAATCAGCGACACGCTATTGCCAAAATGATTGAGGGTATGACCGATGCGCAATTAGAAGAAGCGCTTACTTTACTGCATCAATGGCTGCTTGAAGAATCGCGCTAACCTTATCTATCTTGTCGTCTGGTATGGCATCAACCAGCAGTAGCAATTCCGCCCTCTTGCTTTGCGATTCAGACATCTCCGGCTGCCCTTCTGGGGTGGCCGGTTTTTTTATTGGTAGTCTATCGTCCAGATCATCCAGGGTTCTGCCGAGGGCATTAAGAAGAGCCTTGGCTGTTTTCAGTTTTGGGTCTTCTATCAGACCCGCAGATATTTTAGATAGAGTACCTTTTGGAATTCCGGATAACTCGGATAGTTCATCAATGGTCATTCTTTTTTCTTTACGAAACTCGGAAAGCTTATCTGCAAAAGACAAAACATCCACCTCCATTGCAGAATATTATCATCACCAGTGACACGCTGTCAACAATATAATTCCATTTATGGAAATATTTTTTAAAAACCCCTTGACAATTTCCATAAATGGAATTAATATAAGCAAAATAGTTCCGCTTATGGAATTTTAGGAGGTGAGACTAATACTATGGCTGCTGTATATCCAAACCTAAAGGCAGAAATGGCACGATTTGGCATTCGGACAAAGGATTTGGCAGTGTTTATCGGGTGTTCTCCGCATTCGCTTACAAACAAAATTAACGGAAAAACGGATTTCACGCTTTCTGAAAGCGAGAAAATTCACGCACACTACTTCCCGAATGTAAAAAAGGATTATCTTTTTGAGCGCCAAATCAAGGATAGGCAAGGCGCATAACAAACCGCCCGGCAGGCCGGGCGGATGAGCGGAGGTGATGACAGAAAAATGAAGGACGAAGGCGACAAAATGAGTAGAAGCAAAATAAAAAGTTCTGATGAGTTAGAGGGGTTCCCCGTAGGACAGATATACAAGCACTACTACCTATGCGAAGTTAGGGAACAGCACATATTGTTAACCGAGATAGAGGATCGGATAAAACGGTTTCATGCCAACTTTGAGAAACTTAGACCAGGTCTTCTGCCTCATGCAGCACGCCCAATCGTACAGGAAGGGAAGGCGGCATTGGCAGAATGTAAATTTATGATGGACGAGTTAGAAGCAATACTGGAACTTGCGTCTGTGAGAAAAATAGAGCGACCCGCCCTGCTAAGCCGGGCGCTATTAAGGAGGTGATGAAATTGCCGCGGAACAAAAACATAACCAGCTGGGACGAAGTGCCGATCGTGATGGACTTGCCGTTTGCGGCGCGGATCGTCGGCACAACTCCGGAGGCGCTGGCCAAGCGTTGTCAGAAAGGCACGTTCCCCGGCTATAAGGAGGGCAAGCTTTGGCGGGTTGAAAAAGAAGCGTTGCGGGAGCATATCGAAAACAACAGACCTGTCTCTCGCAACGATGTGGGCCAGTCCCTCGCATCCTATGCATGAGAGAAAAGGCGCATGAGCGCCCAAAATGAAAGGAGCACAATATGAAACATGGCAAGACGCTACAGGAACTCGCAGCTGAGCTTGACCGGCAAAACGCCGCGAAGCGTGACTATCTTGTGGACACACCACTGTTGGGGATGGAGATATCTCAAGCCGGACCCGTCCTGCAAATGCTGGATCGACCGAGCGGAAATTGGAGCGAACCGCTTGGAGTAAGTGATATCGCGCATAGGCAGATCGGGCAGCATCTTGGCATACCTGCAAAGTACTACGAAAAGATGCGGGATGATCTGCCGGAGCTACTCGCAACCAATGTCAACGAGTGGTTCAGGGAAACCCCGTCGTCGCGTATGTTGAGGACGCTCGACGGGACGGCCCGCGCTTTCCTCAGCGACCGCTACCGCCGCATTGACAATTACGATATCGCGCAGGCTGCGCTGCCGATCATCGGCAATATCCCCGGGGCGACGGTTGAGAGCTGCGAACTCACAGACCAGCGCCTATATATCAAGGCTATCGACCCGCGCATAACTGCGGAAATCGACAAAGGCGACGTCGTACAGGCGGGCGTTATCATTTCCAACTCCGAAGTCGGGCTTGGGAGCGTCAACGTCCGCCCGCTCATTTACAGGCTCGTCTGCCTGAACGGGATGATCGCCCAAGATGAGAGCGTCAGGAAATACCACATTGGGCGGATGAACGAGTCCAGGGGTGACAGCTATGAGATTTACCGCGATGAAACTATCGAAGCGGACGACAAGGCTTTCATTATGAAGCTGGAGGATACCGTACGCGCAGCCGTTGACCAGGCCGTGTTTGAAAAGCTGATCGACAAGATGCGCGAAGCCAAAGGCGTCAAAATTGAAGCGGTCAACGCCCCGCAGATTGTGGAGCTGACCTCAAAAGAGTTCAAGCTTACGGAAAACGAGGGCAAAGGCATCTTAGGTCACCTCATTGAGGGCGGCGACCTCTCGCTGTACGGGCTTGGCAATGCGGTTACGCGCCACGCGCACGATGTTGACAGCTATGACCGCTCCACCGAGCTTGAGTCTACTGGATATAAGATTGTCACGATGTCGCCGGTTCTGTGGAGACGGATAAACGCAGCAGCAGCCGTCAATGGATAGCCGCATGAAATGGGCAGAAGAATTCAGAGAATCACATAATTGCTCTACCTGCCCTTTTGTGATAAACGCGGTCGATATTGGCGTGGGAACAATATATGACTGTGATGCTGTGTGTACCATGAGCGTACACGAGATTTTAGGATATATGGAGGGAATGACATTATGAAAACTATCACATTCATCTGCGATAAGTGCAAGCAAAGCAAGTCTGAGGCAGACATCGTAGCAATTGACGTTTCGTACAAAATCGTGAGGCAAAACCACAATTATCCCCAATCTGCGAGTGCAAAGAAAGACATCTGCAAGCAGTGCCTTGACAAGCTCGGGCTGCTCCATCAGTTGCCGGAGAAAGACTATTCAGAACCCGAAAACAGAAACTTGCGCACATTTGAGGACAAGCTTGTCGATATACTGTCCGATCTAGGCGTTATGTTTGAAGAATGAATAAAGGAGAGCGAGTCATGAAAATCGTTGAATTAAAAGCTGAAAATTACAAAAGGCTTGAGGCGGTCGAGATTCGGCCTGACGGAAATATGGTTATATTGTCCGGCGCAAACGATCAGGGGAAATCCAGTGTACTCGATGCGATACAAGCGGCAATCGCAGGTGGACGCGGTACAAGAGATACGCCCGAGCCTATCCACCGCGGCAAGGATCGCGCCGAGGTATCGCTCGACTTAGGTGATCTGCGCATCCGCCGTATCTGGGAGCCAGGCAAAAACCGTGTCGAGGTCACCAATGCGGAAGGATCCAAGTTTTCAAGTCCGCAAGGCATACTGGATGCTTTAACGGGATCGTTGACTTTTGACCCCCTAGAGTTTGCCCGGATGCAGCCAAAAGAGCAGCGGGCGGCATTGTTGCGACTGGTTACACTTCCGTTCGATGTTGACGAAACTGACCGACAACGTACGGAGTTAGTGCAGATTGAAACAGCAGCGCGGCAGGATGCGAAGAGAGCGGAGCAGGCAGTTTCGGCGTTGCCGAGCGTTCCTGACGATACGCCTGATGTCGAAACGCCGGCTGCATCGCTTTTTGACGAGCTGAATAAGCTTAAAGACCAAAAACGTACTAATGACAAAATGCGATACGAAACAGACACCGCTTATGAGCAATATCAAGAAGCTGTGGAGCGCACAGATAGGTTAAGAAAACAGTTTGAAAGTATCAAGGAAGAACTGGAAAGTTCTGTGACCGCCAAAGAGTCACGCTATAAGGCGTGGGAATCATTGAAAGCGGTGAGTGGCAAGTTATTCGATCCTGACACTTCTGAAGTGGAGGACAAAATCGCAAAACTTGACGAGACAAACAACAATGTTCGGCAGAAGAAGGCGAACGCTGAAGCAAGGGCGGCACTACAATCCGCGAGGGGCGCGGCAGATATTGCAAAAAATGCCGTGGCGTCTCACGACAGCACTCGGCGCGACGCGCTGGCCGCCGCAAAATTCCCGATTGACGGACTTGGCTTTGATGATGTCGGCGTAACGCTCAACGGCTTACCGTTTGCTCAAGCATCCGAATCTCAACGGATAAAAACAAGCGTCGCCGTTGGTATGGCGATGAATCCGAAACTGCGCGTAATGCTCGTTCGCGATGGTTCCCTGCTCGACAGCAAGCGGATGGCCGACCTTGCGGAAATGGCAAAAGATGGCGGCTGGCAGTTGTGGGTAGAAAAGGTCGACGAAACTGGCGCAGTTGGCATCGTGATCGAAGATGGAAAAATCCGAGAGGAGGTGAAATAGATGCCATATTATAAGACCTGCCCTGACTGTGGTGCGAACAACGACCCTGGCGAAATATGCAGTTGCAAAGACGAAAACGAGGCCGCCCCGCTGCAACGGAAACGACCTCTCGCAAATCACGCTACGCCAATTCTAACAACTGATTCCGAAAATGTCAAGCCTGTGTCGGAGTGTGCCGCATATGCCTGACGAACTGAGAGAGTTGAGAGTTGGCAAAAATCTCCCGGCAAAGGATATCATCGCCGTTGTTCAAAAGTTCTATCCATCTTTTGATAAAACTATGCTCAGCAAATGCGAACGCGGCGAGAAATACGGTGCCACCATCCGGCGCGATGCAATGGACGCGCTTATCGCGGAATTTGCACCCGAAAACAGCGCGGCGATTAAACGCCGCAGAGCGGGCGGTCACCGGCTGACATGTAAGATCAATGCCGCCTTGAAAACGACGATTATGCGCTGTTGCAACAGCTAATTAGGGACGATGGCTTTGCAACAACACAAGACTGGCTGACACACGTTGTAAACGAATATATCAAAACTAAGAATTTGAAAGGAACAAAAAGCAATGATTAAAGATCCAACTGAAATGACTTTTACCGATAAGAAATTCTCCATGATCCTCTACGGTCCCCCCGGCATGGGTAAATCAACCATTGCGCTATCCGCGCCTGATCCTATCCATATCGACTTCGATCGCGGAGTCTCCCGCGTCTCCGCCCATCACCGCAAGACAACCATTGTCTGCGGAACGTATGAGGAAGTCTTGAAAGATATGCAAGACCCGAAAGTGCTGTCTTGCCAGACAATAATCATAGACACAGGCGGCAGTTTCATCACCTACCTGCAGGACTGGGCTATGCGCGACAATCCCGCGATGAACAGACAAAAGAACGGCTCCATCAGTCTCAAGGGATTCGGCGCTGTCAAGGCTGAATTTAGCCGATTTACAAGCCATGTTCGCGACGTCATGAATAAGAACGTGATCTATGTTTTCCACTCAGTCGAGGAAAAGGACAAGGACGGAAACCCGATACAGCGGCTCTTGTGCGAGGGCGCTGCGCGTAACATCGTGTGGCAGCCTTGCGACTTTGGAGCGTACATGCAGATGATCGGAAATAAGCGTTCACTGTCATTTACTCCGGAACAGGAGTTTTTCGCCAAAGGCTGCCATGGCATTACCGGCCGCTTCGACGTGACTGAGCTTGGGATTAGCGACAAGAATGATCTCTTAACTCGGTTGTTCGATAAGGCACGCGCCAACATCACGGCCGAATCTGACGCATTTACCGGCGTTAAGGATAAATATGAAGCTGCAATGTCAGCGGGACGCGAGATAGTTGATTCCATGAAGGACATCGACAGCGCCAATGCAGCGATGCCTAAAATCAAAGCTATAGAACACGCGCTTACATCTGAAACAGAAGTAGGCGTGATGTTCAAGGCAAAAATCAAAGAGCTCGGCTTGTTCTATGACAGCGTGCTTAAAAAATACACAGCCCCGCCGCCTGAGGGGGATAAGGGGGAGCGGTAATGAAGCGTTACCTGATGACCCAATCGCTCTTGTCGTCATGGAATTATCTGTACTCTTGCTACGAAGGGCAGGAGGAAAACGCCCTTGAGGATTTCATGCGAACATTGCGCCGCGAGCCATCTGTTCCAAATGAAGCCATGCAGAGCGGCATCGACTTCGAGCGCGAAGTTACTAAGGCAGTAGCAAGGTTGCCCCGGGTGCCACATAAGAACTGGGAGGACGGAATAAAAGCTGTTGCAACAGTCCTAAATGGCGCTCAAATGCAAGTCAAGGCATCGCGCAACATAGAAGTTGGCGGAACAAACTTTCTCCTGTACGGCATTTTAGACGCACTGAAAGCCGGAATCATTTACGATGTGAAGTTCACCGTAAAAAGCCTTGCTTCTGGCAGCTCGTCATATGCGCCTGGCAAGTATCTCGATGGCGCTCAGCACTCGGCATACCTCGCTATCGTTCCAGAGGCATACGAGTTTCATTATCTCGTCTCTGATGGAAAAGACCTCTGTACGGAAATATACCGCCGGAGCGAAACCCGCCCGATTGAAGAAATCATTGCCGAATTTATGGATTCTATTGCGAGCATGGATCTGTTGCCGCTGTATCAGGAAAAGTGGTTGGCAAAATGAGAGGTAGATTGATCGACCTGAGTATCGGAATGAACCGCAAGCAGCGCGTCACTATCGAACTGGATGGCGATTTCCGTGACAAGTACGATCAGCTTAAGGAGAGCGACGTCAACGTAGAAATTAAGAAATACCGCAATCGTCGCTCTCTTGACGCAAACGCATACTTCCATTTGCTTGTAAACAAAATCGCTGAAGCTCAGGGGCTTGGAAACGATGAAGTGAAAACTCACCTTGTCTGCGAGTATGGCACCCTGGCAAAAGATGGTGAAGGCGTGACCATCGGCTTCATGCTCCCTGTATCTGTAGATGTGTCGCACATATATCCCTACACAAAATGCTTCGACACGCGAACCGAAAGAGGCAAGGAGTTTAACTGCTATCTCGTATACAAGCAGACGTCGCTAATGGACAGCGCAGAAATGGCGCGGCTGATCGACGGCGCTGTCCGCGAGGCGCGTGAACTCGGCATCGACACTGACACACCGGAGCAAATTTCCCGGTATCAGGAAGAATGGAAAACACAGGGTCATAAAGGAGAATGAATCAATGTCAAATATTGTCAACCTGGATCTAAACCTTGACCAGGACTACATAAAGGCCTCCGTCGAGAACGTCGTTAAGGGCGCCATAATACAGGCGCTCGGGGAGCCTGAGAGACTTGTCGCAAACGCCATCAACATGGTTGTCGATTCATATGTCGATGAAGATGGAAAGCCTGTGAAAAAGGACTCATACCGTGCAAAGCCGTATCTCCAATGGCTTGCTGAACACACGATCAAAAAGACCGTGCGGGAGTGCATAAAGGAAGAAGTTGAGAATCGCTCCGCGGAATTCAGGGCTGAGGTAACTAAGCAAATATCCACAAAGAAGTTCAAGGACAATGTATTCGGCGCATTTGTTGAAACCGTCTTGAAAGAAGCTGACGGCAACTTCAAGATGCCGATCACGCTGACGTTTGAAAAGCCAAGGGATTACTAGATCATGGAGAAGGAAAGGATTACCAACTATGGAAACACTTGAAAAAGTCACAATTTCGGCAGACAGCTACCGTGACCTTGTCGCATGTCGCACGCTGCTGGACATGATCTTATTCAGTAAAAGAGGCGGCGGATCCGGTTACTATGACCTCAATGTCATAGAAATCGCGCTGAAACTCCGGAGGCTATATTCAGATGCAATCGTCGTTGACTACGGCGCTGAGGAGGGTGATGAAAATGCTCAATAGCGTGTGCATCATGGGAAGACTCACAAAAGACCCGGAGCTGAAGAGTACACAGTCCGGCATATCCGTGACCTCGTTCTCGATCGCGGTAGACCGCAGCTATAAGGGGCCGGGCGGAGAACGCGAGACCGATTTCTTTGACGTCGTCGCGTGGCGTTCCACTGCTGACTTCGTCTGTAGCTACTTTTCAAAAGGGCGCATGGCGGTCATTGAGGGCAAGTTGCAGGCGCGGAGCTGGGAGGATAAAAACGGGGCTAAGCGCAAAACTGTTGAGATAGTAGCCGACAGCGTGTATTTTGGCGACAGCAAAAAAGACGGTGACAGCGGCGGTGCTTATCAGGCCCGGAACAGCAGTAACGGTTTTGGAAACGTCCGGCAGGCGCAGGCTCCTGAACCGGAGTACACGGATATGGATATCGACGACGGTGATTTACCGTTCTGACAAAGTCTATAGGGGGCTGTCCGTAAACAGGGCAGCCCCGGAAGGAAGGTGTCGCCAGTGGCCAAAGATCCCGCATTTTTGTTTTACTCCAGCGACTTTCTGACAGGCGTGACAGGGATGACCATGGAAGAGCGCGGCCAGTACATAACGCTCCTATGTCTACAGCATCAACAAGGTAAGCTGTCGGAAAAAACCTGTAGGTTAGCGTTAGGTTTGGAATCTCTTGATGATATCCCCGATGTGATGGGGAAGTTCAGGCAAGACAAAAACGGACTATACTACAACGCCAGGCTTGACTTAGAAGTTGAGAAAAGGGCAAAAGGTTCAGATGCCAGTAGGGAAAATGGCAAAAAAGGCGGTAGACCAAAAAAACCTAACAGCGAACCTGAACAAAACCTACAGGTTTCAAACAGGTTAACCCAAACCGAACCTAGAAATAACCTGTCTGAAAATGAAAATGATAATAGAAATATAAATATAGATGAAGATAATAACAATCTTCTTGAGAACGTAGAGACTACCTCGCGCAAGCGCGCGGAAATACTCTCTGATCGGTTCGACGAGTTCTGGGCCGCATATCCGAATAAAGTTAAGAAAATAAAAGCGAGAGAAGCTTGGATGAAAATAAAACCGTCCGCAGCTTTGCACCAGAAGATACTCGCAGCAGTTGAAGCGGCCAAGAACAGCCGGCAGTGGAAAAAAGATAACGGTGACTTCATCCCCCACCCCACCTCATGGCTCAATCAAGGCAGATGGGAAGACGAGCCGGAGCAAAAGCCTCAGACGATGAAAGAGAAGTTTGGGGGATCGAGTCAAGCGGAGGTTAAGCGCATGGAGCATCTGCTGGACAAAATCAAAAAAGAATAACAGAAAGGACGTGACCACAGTGGATAGAAGATTTCGTGACAGGCTGAAGATTGTCGCATTAGTTGTGCTGACAATGATGTATTTTATCGTAGCGTGGTTCGCACTGTCATGGTGGCTGTCATGAAACAATTTCAGTTTCAAGCGGCCGAGCCGTACGGAAGTGCACCTGTCTTGCCGCAGAATTATGAAATACGCATAACCGGCCGAGCCTGGGATCCGTGGGATAGGGTCAGGATAGTCCGGCAGGGCGCGGAAACTATGCAAAAAGATATAAATGCCAGGAGCGATAACCATGAAAAATGAGATCATAAACGCAATCAAAATGCGACGCGATGCCGCACAAGTATACTACGAGGAGATCGGGGGCGTACAGTCCGCCATATATGGAGAATACTGGCGCGACGTCTCAGAGCTTATAGACGCGTTGGAGGAATCCAGGGACGAAATAATCCATGCATACGAAAAATTGGAATTGCTGAGCAAGGAACTGGACATAGTCAAGGCTGACTTAGGGGATAGGCAGGGCAAGCGATGAAAGCTAAATTTACAGTCCTCGGTCCGCCGCAGGGGAAAGCCCGCGCAAAGACGATCAGGCTCAAAAGCGGAGATTCGCACTCTTACACGCCGGAAGGCACTGTGCTTTACGAAAATCTCATAGTCACCGAATACCGGCGGCAGTGTGGCAAAAAATTCCCCGACAGCGAAATGCTTGACATGCGCATCATAGCCTACTACGCGATACCGGCCAGCACACCCAAGAAAAAACAGCGGCAGATGGAGAGCGGAGATATCCGCCCGACTAAAACTCCCGACTGGGACAATATCGGCAAGGTCGTAGGCGATGCACTTAACGGCGTTGCATACAGGGATGACAAACAGATCGTCGACGCCCAAGTAAGAAAGTACTATTCAGCACAACCGCGGATCGAGGTTACGATCCTCACCGCCAACAAGTGAAAGGAGAAAAATCATGAGCGAAAAATATAAATTTGAGGCCCAGAAAAAGAAGCTGCAGGGCATTTGCGATGAAAACAATCTCGTTTTCCGTTTCCGAGGTGACCAATACCCCGCCACGCTCACCATCCGCCCGACCGGAGGCATGGGCGCTCAACTGAGTATGCTGGAAACGGCTGACGAAACAGGGTACATAAGCCCGGACGCCTATATACGGTTCTCGTATGACGGCGGGGATCTTGAGTATGACATGGCTGAGAAATTTGCGATCAGCGATGTGCTTCTGTCCAAAATCAAAAACATCTTTCGGAAAATGTACTCGTTTTGGACAGGCTTTTTCTTCAAGGAAATTATTGAGAACGGCATTCTGAGTGGAGATCAACTGCCTACGATAGCCGATGAGGACGACGGCAGCGATATCATTGACGAGGCGTATAACGAAATGGAGCCGCTCGAAACCTTTGAAGACGATGAGGACGACGATGCCGGAGAGGAGGATGAAGACGGCTATGAGTACGACGAGCCAGCCGTTTCAGACGATGAAGCGTGAAGATTATAAGGCAGTCAAACACATGGACAAGGAACAAATGTCAAAATATCTCACGCGGATATATACGCGCGGCTACGAGAAGGGGTTTCAAGATGCGAAGTCCGGAAACACGCAGCCGAAAGTAACAGGCGAGTAAGCCGTTTGATTTGAAAGGAGCAATCATGATTACGAATATATCAATCGAAAAACTTCATCCGCACCCTGACAACCCGCGCAAGGATCTCGGAGACCTGACCGAGCTTGCGGAGAGCATCCGGGCACAAGGTGTGTTGCAGAACCTGACGGTGGTGCCGCGTGGAGAGAGCGCGGACAGCCCCGTCAATGGCCATGGAGCGGCAGGCGAACCGGGGGCGGGCGCCTACACGGTTGTTATCGGGCACCGCCGCCTTGAGGCGGGAAAGCTCGCAGGCTTGGCCGAAATGCCTTGCAGTGTCACCGATATGGATGCACGTACCCAAGTCGCTACCATGCTAACGGAAAATATTCAGCGGAGCGACCTAACCGTTTATGAACAGGCTCAGGGATTCCAGATGATGCTTGATCTCGGCGATACAGTTTCGGATATCGCTAAGCGGACAGGGTTCTCAGACACAACAGTCCGGAAGCGCGTTAAGCTACTGGAGCTGGACCAGAAGACTTTCGCCCAGTCAATAGAGCGAGGCGCGACGCTGTCAGACTACGCCGAACTTGAGAAAATCAAGGACATCAAACGCCGTAATAAAGTCTTGGGCTTCATAGGAACTAAGGAGTTTGGTTGGGAGTTAAACTCTGCCATAACAGAGGAAAAATGCAAAGAGCATAAGCCGGGCGTAATGGCTCAGGTCAAAGAGTTCGCGACCGAAATGAAGAACTCTGATTGCTATTCAGGAAAATATAATTACTTCGACAGGGTCAACTTTGATAGCGATGATCCTAAAGTGAAAAAGCCAAAAGATGCCGGCAAGATCAAATACTTTTACTATGCAGATGATAGGTATGTGACAATGTACATGGAGCGACCTAAGGGAGAAAAACCCAAGAAGTCCAAGGAGGAGCTGGAGCGTGAAGAACGCAATGCGCGGCATAAGGAACTTGTCAAACAGGCTTATGGCTTGCGTCTGGCTTTTGCGAGGGATTTTAAAGTCACCAACAAAAACCGTGCCACTGTCGATGAAATGGCGATTGCCGCTCTCTTTAGGGGAAGCTATGTAAATCAAGATACGTTCCGTGACATTTATTGCATTGAGACCAAATTCCGGCATACTTGGGAGAGCGCCGAAAAAGGCGGCGAGACATTTGATGAGGCGCTGGCACGGATACTCGGTGCCGAAGGTAGCGCCGCTAAAAACTCATTATTTATAGGCTCGTATCTACGGCTGGAGCGTGGTGCGGAATCGTGCATAGGGTATTGCGGCAATTTTGACAAACACGATAGCTACGACCTGCTATATACACATATGTCTGCGCTTGGCTACGAAATGAGCAGCGAGGAAACTGCCATATTCGACGGAACGCATGAAATGTATGTCAAGGAGGAGTTGTCGTGAATCCGGACGTGACAGCGCTAACGGTTACAGAGGGTAAAGACCAGTTTTACCCTACCCCTGACAATGTGGCGGGGAAAATGCTTGCCGGCATTGATTGGGATATGGTCGTGAACATATTGGAGCCGTCTGCGGGGAAAGGGAACCTTGTGCTTGCTGCGATGAAAGCGCACGCGGCAAACACAAGGCGCAACAGCAAGCTTAATATAGACTGCATTGAAATAGACCCATACCTAAGAGCAATCCTCAAGCAAAATTACGCAGCGGAGTGGATAAACCCACTCCGCGAGCGTGAGAGTTATTTAGATAATCTACCTTATGACGAACGGGCAATGCATATGGACGAACTGAGAGATACCCAAAACAAGATCCGAGAGATGGAAAACGCTAACATCAACATCATTCACGATAATTTCCTCACTTACCACGGATGGAGGCAGTATCAGCTCATACTCATGAACCCACCTTTTGCGGACGGAGACCTGCATCTGTTAAAAGCGTTGGAATTGCAGAAAGGTGGCGGTTCAATCGTATGCTTGCTGAATGCGAAGACGCTGAACAACCCATACACGAAATCGCGGCAGTTGCTCCGGCGTGAACTTGATAAATACGGCGCTCAGGTCACGTTTATAAAAGACGCATTCCGCGACGCGGAGCGCCGAGCTGACGTCGATGTCGCAATCGTGCGAGTGAATATTGAACATCAACAAGAAACCCACAGCGACATATGGGAGAGAATGGAGAAAGCCGCGCAAGCCGATCAGCCAGAGGATACGGAGGTGACTGACCTTATAGCCGGCGACTACATAGAGCAAGCCGTTACTCGGTACCGTGTAGAAGTAGCCGCGTCGATGGAGCTGATCCGCCAGTATTATGCGCTGCGGCCATATATTCTGAATGAGCTGGTCCCCGGTCCATACGCTCGCGCGATGTTGACGCTCAAGGTAGACAGTGACCGATACCATACAGACTACATTAACGTAGATTATTATCTGCATGATGTACGGCTGAAATACTGGAGGGCGCTTTTCCAAAACGAGAAGTTTGTCGGGAAGCTGACTAGCGCGGTGCGCGAGAAGTATGTCAAAAAAGTGGAGCAAATGGCCGACTATGATTTCACGCTATTTAATATCCGGACAATCATGGTTGAAATGAACGCTCAGGTTATCGACGGAGTCAAGGGGGCGATTCTCTCGCTGTTCGATAAGCTGACAGCCGAGCATTCTTACTGGACTGAATGCTCGCAAAACCGCCATTACTTTAACGGTTGGAAAACGAACAAAGCGCATAAGATCGGCAAGAAGTCCATTATCCCCACATATGGCATGTTTTCGAACAACTCTTGGAGCAGGGAGACGTTTGAGGTGAATACAGCCTATGGCGTTCTTGTCGATATCGAAAAGGTGTTCGATTATTTGAGCGGAGCAATGACCGACGACCATGACATTCTCTGTCGGATACAGAATGCTAATGCAAATGGTCAGACTCGCAACATCGAACTTAAATATTTCAATGTCGATTTGTACAAAAAGGGTACGACGCACATTAAGTACCGGGATATGGAGCTGATAGACAAATTCAATATCTACGCTGCGCGGAATAAAAACTGGCTGCCACCGAACTATGGCAAATCAACCTATGTTGAAATGACCTCTGAGGAAAAAGAGGTTGTCGATAGCTTTCAGGGCGCGGCTGCATACGCCAAGATAATGGCGAGACCGGACTTTTTCCTGTCCGAGCCGACCCGGAGCGTGGGAATGCTGACTGATGGAAAGGGTGATAGTTATGAGAAATAAACTCATAGATCTGAACGACCTCTTGTTTGAGCAGCTTGAACGCCTCGGCAATGATGATCTGGTCGGTGAAAAGCTCGAGGAGGAAATACATAGAGCCAAGGCCATAACAGGCGTAGCGTCGCAAGTCATTGATAACGCATCCCTTGTATTGAGAGCGCATGAGATAGCTTATGAAGCGGGATATATGTCAAAGCCGCCGTCTTTGCTGTTGGGCGATGGAGACGCTGATGGCTAGGAGATATTTATCAGAAGTCAAGGAATTTATAGCCGCAAACGTCAAAGGAACCACAACGCGAGATTTGGTTTTGCTTGTCAATGAAAGGTTTGGCACACAGTTCACAAAATCAAGCATGAAGGCATATAAGACAAACAATAAGCTCAGGAGCGGGACGCCGACCCGCCCCGCTCCAGGGCAGCCGACAAAGCTCTGGCCGGCTGAGATCCGAAAATTCATGGAGGAAAATCAAGATGGGGTATCTGGAAAGAAAATGGCCGCATTGGTAAACGCAGAGTTTGGGACAAACTATACTCCCCAGCAAACTGATTCTTATTACGGTAATCATGGACTTAATAGCGGCCTTACTGGATATTTCCCGAAAGGTAATGTTCCTTACAACAAAGGCAGAAAAGGAATCCGCCATTCTCCGGCAACAGAATTCAAGCTGGGAAATATACCGCAAACCTATACGCCAGTCGGCACCGAAAGTACAAGAAGCGACGGGTATACATGGGTGAAAGTGGCAGACCCGAATAAATGGCGAGAGAAGCATGTGCTTATATGGGAAGAGGCACACGGCCCGGTACCGAAAGGTTATTGCTTACTGTTTGCCAACGGCGATAGTTCGGATATCAGGCTTGATAATCTTTTGTTAGTCACGCGCGGGCAGCTTGCAATCCTAAATAAAAAGAAACTGATATCGAGCGATCCCGAGGCAACAAAGGCCGGAGTTCTCGTAGCAGACATATTTATGAAAATCAGCGAAAGGAAACGGAAGAAATGAGCATGTGGGAGGATGACGATGAAAGCTAAACTTGAAATGGAAATGCCAAAGTCATGTACGTGGTGTGGCTTTAAGAGAGTCGATATTCCGCGTGATTACGATAGGGATGATTGCCCGCCTTGGATGATTGATTATACATGTCGTATAAGCGGTCAAGATATTAGCAAATATAATGGATATTACGCAACTGAACGCCATCCGCTCTGTCCGCTAACGATAATTGAGGAGGGCGGACACCAATGAGGAAGTGCGGAAACTGTTTCCGGTGTATAGAAAACTGGAGAGATGCAACAGAAAAAGGAATGTCACCGATTTACTACGGAACATTCGGCGAATACTCGCAAAAACCGCGCGCAGGTGTGAGAACAAGATGTTCAAAAAGCGACTTCTACGAATCTAAAGATCCAAACTCAAAAGCTTGCGAATATTATTCTCCGCGTTGGCGGTGGAATTTTAATCAGTGGTTTAGGTGGAGATTCATAAGGGGCATTACGGACTGGTTTATTCAAAATGCCCGCGTACCGCTTGGAGGCTTGCGAAAACCGATACCGCTTAAATGGGTAGATTCTTTTGACGGCATGGCTGACCGCATTATCCCAGGAGGAGAGCCGGAATGCCCTCGCTGCGGAGAAATGCCGCACAGCTACGAGCAATGCGTTTTTTGCGGACAGAGATTTTTGCCCGATAAATCCAAAGAAAGCAAGATGGCACCACAGCGGGAACTGCGGGAAGGCGAGCCAATCATATTTATAGATGGTATATGCCCGGAGTGCGGCTATTCTTGCGGTAACGGCGGATATGGCCCGTTGCGATGCCGTTGCGGTTGGGTGGGTAAAGAAATGTCCGACAAGCTAAAGCATGCGTTCGAGGAGGGGAGATATTAATGAAACGATTGACAAATGACGGGCCTGACGGGATAAAAGCGTTTTGCTCAGCCTGCAAAGACAGGCAGATGTTTGGTAAGTGCGACATCGGTAGCGAATGTTACCAGCGACAGGTGTTTGTGCGATTGCGAGATTACGAAATTGCGGAGGAGCAGGGGCGGCTGTGGATGTTGCCGGCCACGGAAGACGGCAAATATTACGTGACATGCGAATTCGGGAATGTGCGAGACTGTTTTGCCAAGATAGAGTCTGTGAGTATGCACCTCGAAGGCTACCGTATAATTTGGATAAAATCCGCTGATGAAATAGGCAAAACCGTTTTTCTCACACGCAAAGAAGCAGAAGCCGCGCTCGCGGCGAGAGGCGAGATAGGAGAGTGATTTGAGTGGAAAAGGAATATATCGCGACAATTGAGTTTGAGCCGGCGCGTTTTTTGGTGCACGCCGAAAACTACGCTGACGCTTATAGGTCGGCGGTAGAATCGGCAGTAGATTTGCGTCAGATAATAAGTCAGGCGATTTACGAATGCGTAGATATCAAATCGGTTGAAGTGGAAGGGGGCGACGGCGAATAATGAAAGAAACATATTGGAGAGGGGCTCTGTTAGGCGTTATGGTAGCCGCTGCCACAACAATCACGTTACCGGAGCTATCGTTCTGGACCGTATTCCCCAGGACGTTGGCTCTCGTATACGGTGGAATGCTGTTTGAGTCAATTATCAGACGCGGGAGGCGTGAAGAATGAAAGCGATACTTGAATTTGAAGCGCCGGATACTTGTGCGGATTGCGATTTGCACGATAATCGGCTGTGTTCGGCTACTTATAAGCCGGACAGTAGAGCAGACCCGCCAGATGGATATAGACGCGCCCTGTTCTGCCCGCTACGGATCGTGGAGGACAGCAGCGATGAATGACTTTTTTGGAGAGAATGGAACGCCGAAGTACCAGACACCGGAGGACATATACGATGCACTGTGCGAAGTGGCCGGCGGTGAGGAAATGAGCATTGATGAAGCAATTTCACTACTACGCAGTTTGGAGCGATGCTACAAGAGTATAACCGACGCCGAATTATTAGTTGAAGCGGTGCAAGTAGCGATAGCCGCTATCAGGACGCTCGAAAATAACAATTACACTTACCACGGAGGAGAGTTTTGGAAGCCTCCGCTCGGAAAGCTGCCCGAATACTTACTCAAACGTGAGGCAATATATACTTCTGATCGTGATGCGATAGAAACGTATATGCGGCTTCTCAGAACAAAGGAAGTGATTACAATTAGCGGCAAAGAGTACACCGTTGAACAAATATCGGGAAATGGAAATGGCGTTACAGCAATTATCGTTGAACACTTGCCCTACAAGGAGGCGCATAGAGAATGAACAAAGGAACATGCGCCGGCTGCGGAGCGGAAATAGTCTAGATAAAGACCGCCGCCGGGAAGTCGATGCCCTGCGACCCGGTGCCGGTACGGTACAGGCAAAAAGACAAAGCGCCCGGCAAGGTCGTTACGGTCAGTGGCAATGTAATAAGCTGCGAGTTTGACGGCGATCCGAATACACTCAGCGGAATAGGGTACAAATCACATTTTAGCACCTGTCCGAAAGCGGCGCAGTTTCGGAGGAAAAAGTAATGCATGATCTATACGGAGAATTCGGAACACCGAAATATCAAACGGCATCGAGCATATACGAGGGCCTTGATACTGTGGCGAGTGGTGAGGAGATAAACATACTCAGCACCATGTTCCCGGACATAAGCTATGAAGGACAGGATTACTATTACACCGACAAAGGCTCCGACCTTAAGGAAAAGTTTGAGCATATGAGCGAAAACGAAGATAAAATGTGGCTCATGGATCTGGCTGTGTTTAAGCTCGCATACGGCGGGATAGACATATACGGAGATACCCACAAAGGAATTTATCAAATCCACGACATTATCTATAACGCCCTATGGAATACGGAAATGGCAAAGCGGCTCGGATTCAAGAAATTGTTTATAGATGATATGCTCTCGGGCAACGGGCGTCATTATGACGAAGTGATAGAAACATGGTTTGATGAACTCCGTGATCTTGACCGATTTGACCGTGGATCAATGAGTACGGCATTTAGAGATATCATGAAGGAGTTGAGTCTACCAATCTATGCGAATCCGTACAGCGATTTCGCATACCACGTTCACAACAAAGTTATGGGGCTGAGGTTAGAAAAAGAAACTCAGCTTATTGCCGAATGCCGCGCTTTCCTCTTTAGCTACGATGATTTCATGTACGGAATGCGCATGAATCAGCACCTATACGAAAGCCTAGAGCAACAATTCAGCAGCCAGAGGGCGCGGCTGCAAGCAAGCTATGACGAGCAGGTTAAGCGCCTATACATGATCGCAGAGCAACACGGAATCGCGCTACCGTCGATTGAGCCTGCTGCGTTGCCTGAGGCGGACTTAGTGATGGAGGCATATAATGATGAAGCTACTTAACATCATGGGCGTCATTTTGGCAGTGGGAACGTTCCCGATCCTGTTTGCAGGCAAGATTCTCTACTTTATCGGAGATACAATTTGCTGGTGCGTCTGCATGGGAATGGCAAAGCTGAATGACGCCGCAAATAAGCCGGAAGTTGCGCTGACATGGCTTAATATATACACGCAGTCGGAGAAGGAAAAGAAGTAACCATTTAGGAGAGGATTGCGTCTATGACCTCAAGAAGTGCACAACGATATCTTAAACTCACATATCGACTTGAAAAGGCAGAGGAGTTATTAGAGTCTCTGCAGGAGGCGAGCAACCCTAAAACGCCGACCGCAGATGCGAACCTGATCTACGGATCTTCAAGAACATCGGCAGTAAAGGACGGTATAGGAAACCTTATTACAGAGATCGAGGATGTGAAAGAGCGAATCGCATATCTGAAACGTGAAGTTGCTCGTGAAGAAAGAACGCTTAAAATATACATCGAGAATATTCACGATGAAAGTCTGAGGATCGCTTTCCGCTTAAAATACTTAAAGGGTGTGCCGTGGGCGCAAATTGCTGATATTATGGGGAGCAGATACACAATGGAAAAGCTGAAAAAGGATATATATTATTACATGGAACAAAGTCAAGAATCCTGATGCCGCAATAGTCCTTTGGTGTCTTTCGCTATCCTTTTGGGTCTTTTACTATCCTTTAGGGTCTCGCGTGGGGCTTTACAGCCTGTGATATAATTAATATGTAAAATTCTGCATAGCTGAAGCGGCTCTCTCACCAGAGGGCCGTTATTACTTTTGGAAGGAGGCTCTTCCGGCTACGTGTTACTCCTTTGCGCGTAGTCTTGCACCGGGCCGCGTCTGTACGCCAGCAGCCGGCAGCGGGCTAAAACGAAAAGGAGGAAAACAAAGAGTGTTTTCAGCAATAACAAACAAATTCAAAAGCAATCCGTCGCTGTATTACGCAATGTCGATCGCGGCGACATGGGCCGGTGTAGGTTCCCTCATGGTAGGGATGCAGACGGCCCAAAATTTCGGAATCATCCCGTTTCTCATGTGGGCGGCCGGCAATACCCTCGCCTGCATCGTATTCGGACTGATCGCTCACGCCTTGCCAAAGGTACGCGCAGTGTTCCGCAGTAAAGCCATGAGGTACGTTTTCGGGCTGCTCTGCATTATGAACCTGTGGGTAAACCTGAGCGGTATACAGACTATTTTCGCTCCGACGCCGCTTACTGAAACATTCGGCATGATACTTTCGTTCTCGGCCGCGGCTATATTTATCATCATCCTCATCGTGCGCGGCATGATACGGAACGTCCTGACCGGGCATATGTCTTGGGCGCTTGTATATATCCTCGGCGTCATAGTGACGGCGCTTGCGATAATCAGCTCCCGGGGGAACATGGTACAGCTCCAAATCGGGATTGATAACCTCAGCATGGGGTTTGAGAGGTTTTTCCTTCTCCTGCCGGGCGCGTTCGTCTATCCATTCTTCTATGAGATATTTGACTATAACGACGCAAACGAAGACGGCACAAAGCAAATCAAGATCCGCCGCGTTTTTATCGGAGGCGGACTGTTGTTCGGAGCCTACCTCTCGTTTACTTTTCTTTTGGCATGGACTACATTCGATCCGCTCCTGAGAACGTTAATAGCGTTCCTTGTAACATTAGTCGCGCTTTCAACAGTGACCGGATTCATCTACAGTGTCTACCTCTGTTTCGGCCGCAAGCTCGGAATCGCACTCAACATTCTGTCGCTTGCCGCATGGCAGCTCGTCATTCCGATAGGCTTTCTCGGAATCTGGACGATGATGGCATCGGCCAGGACATTTGTCGTCCTCGCCATGCTTGCCGTCTCGATTGCCCTGACAATCAGGGACAGGAGAAAGCGGGTGGGCGCGTGAAGCTTGTCAAGAAAAAGCTGTCGGAGCTGAGAAGCCCGGAGAAGAATATCAGGCTGCATCCGGACAAACAGATAAAAGAATATGTTCGCTCGATTAAGAAAAACGGCCAGCTCAAGCCCTTGGTCGTAGACGAGGACGGAGTTATCTGGATTGGCAACGGCTTGCATGAAGCCATGATCCAGTGCGGGCACGAAGAGGCATTCTGCCTTGTCAAAACCGGCATGACCGAGGCCGACAAGAAAAAGATGATGCTGACCGACAACAGGATATTTGACCTCGGCATCGACGACATGAGCGCATTCGACGCGTTCATCCTTGAACTCAAAGACGATTTGGACATACCCGGCTTTGACGAGGACATGCTTAAATCGCTGGTTATGGAGCCGCAGGAAGTCAACGGGCTTATATCGGAATATGGGCTTGTGAACGAAGACCGCGCCGACGAAATGCGCAAGAGCAACGGATTGAACAGCGGCCAGGACGTGGGTTATGGCGCTGACGGCGGAGAGGGTGAAAGCAGCGAAGAAAGCGTTGATATCCGGAAGCTTATCATCTGCCCGAAATGCGGTGAACAGATATGGCAGTGAAGCGCATAAAGTCCCAGATCGACATTGTGACAGCTGCGCGTATAAGAATCAGGAACGTCTTTTCAAACGGCCTGCCCGTCTATATGTCGTTTTCCGGCGGCAAAGACTCACTTGTTATGGCCGATATAGTCCTCAAGGCGCTGCAAGCAGGTGAGGCGGATCCGGAACTGCTAACCGTTATCTTTGTCGATGAAGAAGCGATGTACGAAAGCGTTATCGAGATTGTTGAAGAGTGGCGTAAACGGTTCATCCTGGCTGGCACCAAGTTTGTATGGCTATGTTTGGAAGTCAAGCACTTCTCAGCGTACAACCAGCTCACGGCAGACGAAAGCTATACCTGCTGGGACCGCGCCAAGGCTGACGTATGGGTGCGACAGCCGCCGCCGTTTGCGATCCGAGGCCACCATCTGATGAGGCCGGGCATTGACAACTATCAATCGTTTCTTCCCAGGATAACGAAAGACGGCATAATGCTCATAGGCGTCCGCGCGTCCGAAAGCGTACAGCGCCTACAGTACATGGCGCAGCTCAACATCGGCGCGGGGCAGGGCATCACCGGCAAGAACATGATATATCCGATATACGATTGGAAAGATTCTGACGTGTGGCTCTATCTGTTGGAGCAAAAGATTGACATACCCATCGTGTACCTGTGGATGTATCAGGTGGGCGTCAACAAAAACCAACTGCGGATATCGCAGCTCTTCTCTGTGGACTGCGTGAACTCGATCATCCACATAAGCAAGTACGAACCCGGGTTGTGGGAGCGCGTCCTCAGGCGCGAACCGAACGCCTATCTTGCATTGCTATACTGGGATTCAGAATTATACAGGCGCAGCTCAAAGCAACGCGCCCAAAACGAAAGTCCGAGGGATTACAAGTCGCTCGTAAAAAAGATTCTCTTTGAAGAGCCCGCCAGGCACTTCACGACGCCGACATCCCGGAAAGTAGCTGATGTATACAGAAAACAATTCATCAAGTTTGACGGTATGGCGCGGCAGCGCGACTACCGAAAGATGTATGACGCCCTAATAGCTGGAGATCCGAAACTCAGGACAATGCGGGCGCTCAGCATGGACATATTCAGCTCCTATGCAGAATACGCGAAGAAGTTTCGTAAGCAGGGAGGTGAAAATAGTGTCTGATATAGATGTGTTTGCACCGCTTAGCTCTCTGCAATGGGTGCAGCGCGATAAGCTCAAACCCAATAACTACAACCCAAACGTGGTCAGCCGCGAGAACCTGCAACTGCTGACTCAGTCCATACTCACCAACGGCTGGACGCTCCCGCTTGTCGTGCGTCCGGACATGACGATCATAGACGGATTCCACCGTTGGACCGTAGCAGGCCAAGAGCCGCTACACACTAAGCTTGGCGGACGTGTGCCGATCGTCATTGTCTCACACGCGGATGAAGCCGAGGACATGTACGGAACAATCACGCACAATAGAGCGCGCGGAACACACCTGCTCGAACCTATGAAGGCTATCGTCAAGCGCCTGCTGGACGAAGGCAAGTCTGTAAGCGAAATATCAAAGCAACTCGGAATGAAGCCGGAAGAAGTTTTTAGATTGTCCGACTTTTCGAAGGAAGACTTTCTCGCCATTATGACTAAAGGCGTGAAAGAGTATAGCAAGGCCGAGGCACTGGCCTATATATGAAATCGCCTCCTATTATGGCAGCGCCTATGACAAGCGCGTCCGTCTCTTGCAGAGTCGTTCGCTATCCTGCCTGGGCGCTGCCACATATTATAAAGAAAGTGTCAGCATAAGCGGGAAATGGCTCGGGCTCGAAAAGAAATAGGTTCTGTGCGGGGGGTACCCCCTACACGCGGGCTCTCCGACCCCGAAAAAAAATCAGTTAGTGGAAATAAATTCAGACCCATTTCGTTACGTTTAGGAGAAAGAGGATGGAAATTGACGTAAATACCGAAGTAAACGGCACCACCTTGGCTGGTATTCTCGGACTCACTGCGCGTCGCGTTCAGCAGCTTGCTCAAGATGGAACAATCACAACACAGAGCAGAGGGAAATTCATATTGTCCGACGCTGTTCAAAAATACATAGAATTCCGAGCCCGCCCTGAAGTGGACAAAGCTGTGCTCGAAGCGGAGAAGGAGAGGCGCAATGCAGAGGTCAGCCTAAAAAAAGCCAAAGCTATTAAAGCCGTGTTGGAAACTCAGGAGCTTCAGGGGAAAATGCACCGCTCGGAGGACGTTGCGGATATGGTCTCGGACTTGATATACACCATTCGAGGCATGTTGCTGGCGCTACCCGGCAGGCTTGCCGTTGATGCTGCTGGTTTGACAGATCCCGCAGAGGTATCTGCGCTTATGCGCGATGAGGTGTATACCATCATGAAAGAGCTTGCTCAACATAAATACGATCCGATGAAATATGATGAGCGTGTCCGTAAGCGAATGAGTTGGGAAAATATTTTGATTGAAGATGATTCCGATGAAACAGGATGAACTCATCCGTCTTAATTCCACAATATCAAAACCCATAAGCGGTATGACCCCGCCTGAAAACCTGACAGTTTCGGAATGGGCGGATAAGAAACGACGCCTCTCTCCGGAGAGTTCTGCGGAGCCGGGGCCTTGGAGAACCACGCGCACCCCATATCTCCGCGATATAATGGATGCTTTCTCTGACGCGAAGGTTCGCAGGATCGTTTTTGTGTCGTCGTCTCAGAGCGGAAAGTCAGAATTTGAGAATAATGTCATAGGGTATATCATCGACGAAGATCCGGGCAGTATTCTTTTTATTCATCCGCATACCGGAGATGCTAAAGAATATTCCAAGTTGCGTATCGCGCCAATGATCCGGGATTGCCCCTCGCTGCGCTCGAAAGTGGCGGATCCTAAGAGCCGGATCAGCGAAAATACTATTTTGCAGAAGTCGTACCCGGGTGGACTTCTTTCAATGTGCGGCTCGACTGAAGCCCATTCTTTGGCGTCCAAGCCAATACGCTATGTCATAGGTGATGAGCGCGACCGGTGGGCGACGTCAGCAGGGAAAGAGGGCGATCCGTGGAAGTTGGCGATGGCGCGTCAAATCACATTCTATAACTCAAAAGCGATCGAAGTCTCTACGCCAACGATCAAAGGCGCAAGCGCAATCGAATCATCGTATCTGGAGGGGACGATGGAGAGGTGGAATGTTGAATGCCCTCACTGCGGGAATTATCACGATATCAAGTTCAGCGATATACGCTATGAGTACGTGACGGAGGTCATACAGCAGAAAAAGCATTATGCCGTGACCAAAATATGGTACATCTGCCCCGGATGCGGTTGCATATCGACAGAACGGGAGATAAAGAAGCAGCCTGCGAAATGGGTGGCTGAAAACCCGAATGCCTATCAGCGGGGGGTCCGGTCGTTCTGGCTCAACTCTTTTGTCAGTCCGTGGGCCACATGGGAGTCTACGATACTTGAATATCTGTATGCGATCGGAAGCGCGGAAAAACTGCAGGTCGTATATAACACCCGTTTTGGTGAGTTATGGGAAAATCGCGGTGACCTCGAAGACGAGGAGAGCGTTATGGCGCGGCGTGAGGAATACCCTGCCGATGCCGAACTTCCTGACGGCGTGATTGTGCTGACCGCCGGGGTGGATACTCAAGACGACAGGCTTGAGTATGAAGTTGTCGGACATGGGCGCTTCGGTGAGACGTGGGGGATCGAGTCCGGCATACTTATCGGGCGGCCCGACTCTGACGAGGTTTGGAACGATCTTGACAATGCCGTCATCGACCGCGTTTTTAGATTTGAGGGCGGCGTTGGGTTGAAAGTGTCGCTTACGTTTGTGGACGAAGGCGGCCATTTTACGCACGAGGTACGGCAGCAGTGCCGGGATAGGATCTTAAAAAAAGTGTTTGCGGTGGTTGGGAGCAACAAGTTTAATGCGCCTTATACGTCGCCGCCGCGTACGCAGAAAATCGTGATAAATAAGAAAATGATAGGGTACTGCTACCGGTATGACATTGGCGTGTCCGCCGGCAAGCAGATAATCATGGACAATCTCCGGGTGCAGACGCCCGGGGCAAAGTATTGCCACTTCCCAAAGCGCGACGACTACGGGCATTCTTTCTTTTCACAACTCCTTTCGGAACATCTCACCTATGATCCGAAGCTCAAGCAGCCGTGGGTGTGGAAGAAGATACCCGGGCATGAGCGTAATGAGAGGCTTGACTGCCGCAATTACGCGCTGGCTGCGTTTAAAGCGCTCCCTGTGGATTTGGACGCGATAGCCAGGCGGCTACATGAGGCGAGGGAGGGAAAGCCCTCAGAGGGAGTTGCAACGACTCCAAAAGCGAAGACAAAAGGGCGCGGCGGCGGCGAGGCCGCTTTTGAAAGGTTTTATGACGACTGGTGATAGGACGGTGAGGACATGGCTAACAGGGGCGAGATCGAAACCAGACTCAGGTTTTACAGGAAGCACGCTCAGAGCTTGAGGAAAGCTATACATATGCTCACGGACGGCGGGGCATCGAGTTATACGATAAACAACCGTCAGGTCACGAACCTTGACCTTGACAAGCTGTTTAAGATGCTTCAAGCCGCTGAGGACATGATAGATGAACTGGAAGCGCAGCTTGCGGGGATGAAACCGCGCAGGGCCTTTGCGGTCGTGCCGAGGGATTGGTGAGGGCATATGCCCTATGGGGCTTTGCTGGGTGCGTCCTGCGGAGTTAGGCTCCTTTCGCTGCGGGGCGTACCGTATTTTTTTTGAAAAATGGAGGTGTGTGGCATGGTCACGCAGGTAGATGAAAAAAGAGTCAGGTTTGGGAAGTTTACGGATGCGGAAACGGTTATATGCAAGTTCGAGGGGGAGTCCACGGATGTAAAGCCGGTGCTGACAGCGCAGCATAACACGTCGACTTTTTTTGAGATGGACACGGGCGACGTTTACAAGTGGAGCGGCGGTAAAATGGCGTGGCTCTTGATATAGGGGGTGCAGTTGGATGGATGAAATCACTTTGGCGCTTGCCAAGAAATACGCAGAGAGGCTTGCTTATGGCAGCGGCGGGGGTGCGCCTGGACTGCCGGGCAGTGACGGAAATGACGGTAAAAGCGCTTACGAGCTATGGCTTGCGGAAGGCAACTCCGGTACGGTGCAGGACTTCCTTGATGCGCTTATCGGGCGCGATGGCAAAGACGGAACCAACGGAACCAACGGAACCGACGGCAAAGATGGAAAAGATGGAACCAATGGAACCAACGGAACCAACGGAACCAACGGAACGCCGTTGCCATTTTATTGGTGCCACGGCACGTTTCAAGACAGGAGTTTAGCCGCCAACACAGTCACTCTGATGAACAGCGGCGGAACGACAGGGCAAAACGGCACGGGGCTTATTATGAACAAAAGCTTCTTTGTCGCGCCGCGTAACGGAATATACACGCTCACGGTGGGGGGCAGCCTTGCATCGGGGCAATCCACGGAGTTAAGTATGTGGATTAGTGTGCACAACATGAACTACAATGTTCTCTATAACCGTCCGATGGCCAGTATAAGCACAATACTGACGTCTTCCTTCCGTCTCTATGACGGCGTCTCTATGACGGCACGGCTCGCGGCGATGGAAAGTTTCGGTGTCTACATGTTTAGCGCAGCGGCATTGAGCAGCATCAGATCAGCTGAAGATCATTTGGCCTTCAGTTTCACCGGGTACAGCATCACATAGGAGGATTTTATGAGAAAACAAATAACATATTTTGACCCGCGTGTTATAGAGCGTAATCCCGTAGGCGAGATGATGACAATTATTGCTAACAATGAAGAGGAAATGGAAGCGATTGAAACGTCGATACGCAACCCTGAGCGTGGGATTACGGATATATCCGAGTGGGAAGATGTGCCGCCTACGGTTGATGAGTTGCAGGCGGAGCTGGCTGAAACGGATTATAAAATCATTAAGAGCAGCGAGTATCAGCTTGCGGGGCTGGAGATGCCTTATGATATCGCGGCGTTGCATGTGGCGCGGGAGGCGCTGCGGGAGAGGATACGGGACGCGGGGGAGTAGGCGATGGTTTTTAAAAAATTGTTGCATAGCGAGGGCGGTTGTGTTAGAATGCAGACAGGCAAAGGTGAATAGCGCTATACTTATCCAAAGCGAAAGCCCGGGGGCGCAAACCCCGGGCTTTCATTTGGGCTAGTCGTCGCTGCGGTCGTTTCCGTCCAGCCACTTGCAAACGTAGTAGGCAACTACGCTTGCCATGACGGAAACCAGAAAAGTGAATAGCGTTTCTATACTTATCACCCCTTCCTGTTTCCAAGACGGGAGCGACAACGGATGCATTATATGCGGGGCAGCAAAATATGTCAAGCGAGCGAAATAGCCGCCGAAGGGCGGTGTTTTTTATTGTCAAACGAATTATTGGCGAGGAGGGGCTGTTTTGGGATTTGGGGATGTTTTTGGAAGGAAGAAAGGGCGGCCGAGGGCAAAGGGGTACGGCGACGCGGGGGCGAGCAACATGCGGCGGGCGCTGAAGAGTTTTACTGCCGTCAGCGGGAGCCCTAACGAGGATATCAACTGGAACAACTACACCCTCAGGCAGCGGGGGCGGATGCTTTACATGGCGGCGCCGGTCGCTGCGGCTGCTATCAACACTAACCGGACAAAGGTCGTCGGTACGGGGCTTACGCTCAAGGCGGCCGTTGACAGGGACGTGCTGGGGCTGTCGCCGGAGGCGGCCAAGGCATGGCAGAAAAAGACGGAGGCGGAGTTTCGGCTTTGGGCTTCGAAAAAGGAAAACTGCGACGCGCTCGGGATAAACAATTTTGCGGGGCTTCAGCAGCTTGCACTTTTGTCGTGGCTCATGAGCGGCGACGTGTTCGGGCTTATCAAGAGGTATGACGCGGAGGCTATGAGGCCCTACAGCCTGCGTCTGCATCTGATCGAGGCGGACAGGGTGAGCACGCCGAACGAACTTTTGGGGGCGCTTTCTTCCGGGCGGTTTACCGACGGGGTCAACAAGGCTACGGGCAACAAGATATATGACGGGGTCGAGGTGGACGGTAACGGCATGGTGGCCGCTTATCATATCCGCAGTAGTTACCCGAATCAGATAACGCTCGAAGAAAACGTGAGCTGGCAGAGGGTGGAGGCGTACGGCAAGAAGACGGGGCTGCCGAACATACTGCATGTCATGAACTCGGAGCGGTGCGAGCAGTACAGGGGCGTCACGTATCTGTCCAAGGCGATAGAACCGCTTTTGCAGCTCAGGCGGTACACCGAGAGCGAGGTCATGGCCGCGCTCGTGCAGAGCTTCTTTTCGGCCTGGATAATCACAAATACCGACCAGGCTGAGATACCTATAAACGAGGTGGGGTCTGAGGATATCATCGGGTATTTCAGGGAGGACCCGGAGGGCGTTTCAAAGCATGAGAATGAGTACGAGTTCGGGCCGGGCACGATAACGCACCTCGCGGAGGGAGAGGACATCAAGTTTGGGAACCCGAACATCCCCTCGGCGGGGTTTGACCAGTTCGTCAGGACTATGTGCCGGATGCTGGGGGCTTCGCTCGGGATGCCGCATGACGTTTTGATGAAGGAGTTCAACAGTTCTTATTCGGCGTCGAGGGCGGCTTTGCTCGAGGCGTGGGAAGAGTTCAAGATGCTCAGGCATTGGTTTGTTGACGATTTCTGCCAGCCTGTGTATGAGATATGGCTTGCGGAGGCGGTGGCGATAGGGCGTATAAAAGCGCCGGGGTTCTTTACGGACCCGCTGCTGCGCGACGCCTGGAGCGAGGCGCGGTGGATCGGGCCGGTGCAGGGGCAGATAGACCCGACCAAGGAGGTCAAGGCGGCGATCATGAACGTCGACCGGGGCTTTAAGACCCATGAACAGGTCACCCGCGAACTGGGCGGCGGGGACTGGGAGGACAACGTGGAACAATTGAAAGACGAAAACCAAAAACTGCGCGAGGCGGGGGGCGGCAATTTTATGGCGTCGCTCGAAGAGCCGGGGCAGCAGGGGGAAGGAAACGAGGGGGATAAGTAAATGCCTGACAATATGTTTATCGACATAAAAAAGGAGTGCTATGCGATCGCCTCCGTAAACGGGAGTGCCGCCGAACTGAAGATGTACGGGCAGGTCGTGGAAAAGCGGCCTAAGAACTTCTGGACCGGCAAGGAGGTCGAGGGCAACTTTATCGTCATGGAGGAGTTCATCGAGGACTTGAAGGTTTTGGAAAATGTCAAAAAAATCACTATCAGGATGAACTCGGTGGGCGGGAACGTCTACGCGGCGCTACCGATCTATAACCGGCTGAAGGAGCTGAAGGCGCACAAGACCGTCATCGTCGACGGCGTGGCGATGTCGGCGGCTTCGTTCATCATGTGCGCGGCGGACACGGTGAAGGTCAACGAGTCGAGCCTTATCATGGTGCATAAGGCGTCGCTTTTCATTTTTTGGGAATCGTATAACGCGGACGGGCTGCGGAAGGACGCGGATTTCCTCGACACGGTGGACAGGACCATCGCCGCCGCTTATGAGAAGAAGACCGGGCTGGGCGCGGACGAGGTCATGCGGCTCATGTCCGAGGAGACGTACATGACGGGCAAGGAAGCGGTGGCCAAAAAGTTCGCGGACGGGCTGACGGATGAAAAGCCCGTCACGATAGCCGCGAGCGCGGACGGGCGCACGCTCTGGGTCAACGGGAGCGCGGAGCGGCTGTTCTTCCCCCTCTCCGGGCTGCCGGAGGGGTATTTAATCACGGGCGATCCCGCCGAGGGCGGGCCTGCGGGGCCTGAGGCGGATGAGTCAAATATCGACAAGCCGGGACAGGCCGGCGGAAAGGAACAGAGTTTTATTATGGCAAAGGATTTTGAAGAACTCAAGAAGGAAGACCCGCAGCTTGCGGAGAAGCTCATGGCCGAGGCGCAAGCCGCCGCGTCTGCGGAGCTTGAGGGCAAGGCCGGTGAGGCCGGGAAGGCGGAGCGGGACCGTATCAGGGAGATCGACGAGATATCGGCGCTCTTTGACGATGAGACGGTGCGCGATGCTAAGTACGGCGAGAAGCCGTGCACGGCGCAGGAGATGTCATACCGCGCCGCGCTGAAGGCCGCGAAGGACGGCAAGGCGTTCATGGCCGCGCTTGAGGCGGATGCGGAAGGCTCGGGCGCGGGGGGCGTGGGAGCATCGCCGCCGCCGGAGGACAAGAAGCCGGAGGGCGACAAAGAGGACGCCGAGGCCGAGGGCAGGAAGGCCGGCAAAGAGTACGCTAAGATGACGGGAGGTAATAAGGATGAATAACGATCTTATAAGGCCGGTGGGGGAATCGCCGGTAGACAATCTTGTAAACAGCACGTTCCCGCCGCCGCTCACGACGGGCGTAAAACTGCGCGGGGGGCAGGGCGTACTGGTGCGCGGGACGGTTTTGGCGCTCAGTTCCGTTTCCGGGGATATGGTGGCGCTCGGTACTGCCGCAGCTGGGGGCGAGACGCTGACGGCCGGGTATATCCTTACCGATCCGTCCGACACGGGCGACGGGGGCGCGGTGCCGGCGATCGCTTACAGGACGGGGCATTTCAACCGTCCGGCGCTCATCATGGCCGAGGGTTACGACATGACGAGGGCCGACGAGGAAAATCTGCGCAGCGGCGGCATATTGCTGTCCGACGCGCTCAGATAGGGAGGGTTTTGCATAATGGATATTTACGATACCTATTTCATGATGGCTGCTATCGAGGAGCAGCCGCTGTTCCCGACGTTTTTCAAGGACCGCTATTTCCCGACGAATAAAAGCCTGGACATTTTCGGGACTTCGCGGGTTTTTGTGGATTTCCGCGAGGGCAATAACAGGCTGGCGCCGTTCGTCATGCCGCGCATCGGGGGCGTCTCGATTCTGCGTGAAGGTTTTGAGACCTTTGAGCTGGAGCCGCCCAACATCGCCCTGAAACGGCCGCTGACCGTGGACCACCTCATGAGCAGGGGGTTCGGGGAGTCGCTGCTGAGCAAGAAGACCCCGGCGGACCGCGAGGCTATGCTGCTTATCGAGGATATGGTCGAGCTGAGCAACAGGATCAGCCGGCGCGAGGAGTGGATGGCCGTGGAGACCATCCTCAACAACGGCTGCGTGATGAAGCATATCACGGACCGGGAGGACGTGGCGTTTGAGGAGATCGAGGCGCGGTTCTATAAGGGCGCGGACAACCCGGCGCTCTATACGCCCGCAGAGCCGTGGGTCCTGGGGTCGGATTCCTGGCGCAAGGACGTCCGGGCTATGGCCAAGATGCTGCGTAAGCGGGGGCTGCCGGCGCGTGACCTGATCGTGTCGCAGGATATCGAAGATTTTATCATGCGGGACGAATGGCTGCTCAAGCTGCTGGACAACCGCAATGTGGATATCGGGAGCATAGCGCCGCGTGAGCTTCCGGACGGCACCACTTATGTGGCGACTATCAACTTCAGCGGTATCCGGCTGAATCTGCTGGTCCATGACTGGACTTATGAGAACGAAACCGGTGAAGAGGTGAATTTGCTTCCGGAGGGTACCGTTATCGTCACTGCGCCCGATTGCGGGCACACGATATACGGCGGCGTGACGCAGATGCAGCCTGACAAGAAGTTCCATACCATCGCGGGGGCGAGGGTGCCTAAGAGCATCGTAGACGAGGACCATGACACGAAAGAGGTCAGGCTGACGTCAAAACCGCTGCTCGCGCCTAAGCGGAGGAACCCGTGGACCGTGGCTAAAGACGTTTTTAAGTAATGCATTATCCACATAATCCATAATTGAAAGGGGCTTATTTTTTATGATCAAGATCATTTCGGGGTCTTTTGGGGCCGGCCTCAAAAACTCGCGGAGCGGGGCGTTTACGCTGCCGGACGAAGAGGAGAAGAGGCTGGTAGACAGGGGCGTGGCCGCGTATGTCAACGAGGGGGCTTTGCTTGCTGAGCCGGGGGCGCTTGATGCGCCGCCTGAGTACAGTGTTGATACGAACGCGAACACGCTCAGGGAACTGCTGAAGGGCGCCGGACTGAAAGCGGCCGTCGGAATGTCGAAGCAGGAGATGGTCAACGCGCTTGACGCGTTTTATATGCCGGACGGCGACGAGGACGGCGACGAGGACGACGAGGACGGCGGCGGCGCGAAAATGCCGGAGCTCGACGGTGACGGTATCGTCACGTGAGCGGGTTTCGGCGGATGGTAGAGCGTCAGGACCGGGCGGCCATATTGGACAAGAGGCGGTACGCGGAGTTGCGTACCGTCATTTATGACGGGGATGTTTTTAAGGACATCCCGGTCGTGCTTACGGGGCTGAAGGAGTCTGACCGTCGGCGGATAATCATGCAGCAGGGCGCACGCGACCATGCGCAGGGGCTTTATATGGTTTCCGCGGTTTTGAGCTGCCTTTTGTCCGACCTCGGCGGGAGGCAGCCGGAGAAGGGGCTGGCGATCAAGGTCAATGACAAGGAAGGCGGGGGCGGGTTTTTCCGGGAGTACACCATCGCTTCCTCGATCTGCGATATGGGGATGCTGACCCTGGAACTGGAGGCGATCGACGAATGAGGGTTTGGATCGAAGATGTAGGAACCGGCAGCATCGACAAGGCTATAAAGCTGCTTGCGGGGATACCCGGGGGTGCGCAGAAAGCCATGCATTCGGCGCTCAAACGCGCCGGGGACAGGGCGAAGACCGAGGCCGGGAGGTTCGCTGCCGAAGAGTACACGATCTCAAAAGGCACGTTCATGAAAAATGTAAAGGTCACGACCGGCGTTTCCGGCAGCGGCAGCGGCGTTTCTATGTCGATCAAGTTCGCCGGGCATGTATTGCCGCTTTTGGAGTTCAATACACGGTATGAACGCGGGGGGCTGCTCACCACTCAAGTCAAGAGCAACGGGGGCGCGGCTACGCTTCAGCACGCGTTCGCGGAGCGGGTATACGGGCCTTTGGGCGTATATGAGAGGGTCGGCGCTCCGAGATTCCCGGTGGAGGAGAAATTCGGGCCATCGACGGGCCACATGATGCGGAATGAGCAGGTGGTCCAAAAGATGGAAAAAACCATACGCGAGGAGTTTGACAAGCGCATGGAGCATGAGATCATCCGTGTCATGAACGGGTGGGGAGGTTAGCGGCTGATGACTAAAACGGTGCTTTTGAAAACGCTGAAGGAGTTTACCGACGCGGCCGTTAAGGACCTTATCATGCCGGTCGCGCCGCAGAAGGACGACGGGGAGCCGCCGGCTGGACGCGCTGCGGACGTCTATATGATGCGGCTCGTCAAGAGTTCGGCCGCGAAGAAGGCGGCACCGTATATCATACATCAGGCGATAACGGGCAGGGACTCGCAGGCCGAGGGCGAACGGGTGACATCCCGGGCGTCAGTGCGGTCCATTTTCTGCGTCTATCACGAGGATGAGCAGGAGGGCGGCCTGTTGCTGCTGGGGCTTATCGAGAGGCTGCGGATAGAGCTGCTCAAAGAGGTCGTGATAGGCAACCGGTTCGAGCTGGACCTTGAAGACGGGCTGGACATGCTCATATATCCGGACGATTCCAAGCCTTACTACGTGGGCGAGATGCTTTCTGCGTGGAAGATGCCGGCGGTGCGGCGTGAGGTCAATTTTTGATTCGGAATGCGGAACAGGAGGTAAGTGATTTGGCAAAAGATTTGAAAACTGAAGTCGAAAGCGGGCCGGGGCCCGTGGTGTTACAGGAGGCGGAAACGACGGAGGTATCGCCGGTGAATGAAATAAAAAGACCCGCCGATGAGGGCGGGTTTTGCGTTTATCTGGGGCCGACGATACGGGGCGTTATCGAGAGCAAAACCATTTATGGCAAGGGGAGGAAAGCTGCGCTTGAGGGGATGAAGGACGCTTTGAAGGAGTACCCGCTTATTGCGGGGCTTGTCGTCTCCGGGGCGGATCTGCCCTGGCAGCTTCCTAAGGTCAATACGCCGGGGAACCTGCTTTATGAAAACTATCGCAGGCTCGCGGCGGAAGTACAAAAGAAGGAGATTAAGTGATGGAGCATAGACACGGTATATACGTCCAAAAACAGGCGACAAACGTCAATGTCCCGATCGTGGCGGAGTCGGGCATCCCGTTCTTTATCGGGGTCGCGCCCGTGCAGTGCGCGGCGTCGCCTGCTGCGGCGGGTGAACCCATACTTTGCAAGGGCTGGGAGGAGGCCGTGGAAAAGCTGGGCTTTTCCGATTTCGACCCGGAGGCGAAGTCCTGGAAATACAACCTGAGCGAGTGCATGTACTCGCACTTTAAGCTGTTCGGCTGCCAGCCGGCGATCTTTTGCAATTTGCTTGACCCGGCGGCGATGTCGTCGGCGGTGGCGGCGAAGGATTTTGTTGTTGAGGGGCATCGGGTGGCGCTGCCTTTGGAGGCTTTGAATAACGACACGCTCGTTGTGAAAGCGGCGGGGGGTACCGGCGCGGCGCTTGACAGGGGCGTGGACTATGACGCCTATTATCACGGCGAGAACCTCATCGTTGAGCTTATGGAGGGCGGCACGGCTTTCGGCGCTGCTGAAGTCAACGTGGCTTACAGGGCGGTCACGCCCGGGGCCATTGACGCCGCGAAAGTGGCGGCGGGATTGCAGAACATCGAAAAGTGCCTGACCTCTACCGGGCTTGTGCCTGACCTGATCTGTGCGCCCGGCTATTCGTCTGATCCCGTGGTGGCTGCCGCTATGGCGGCGAAAACGACCGTCAACGGGTTTTTCGGGGCTAAGGCGCTTGTTGACATAAGCTCCGCTGCGGGCGGGGCTTTGATTTATTCCGACGTCGCCGCGCTCAAGAAAAACAACGGTGTCGGTGACAAAAACCAGATAGCCTGCTGGCCGATGCTTGCCGAAGGGCAGCGTATATTCCACATGAGCACGCAGCTTGCCGGGGTGTTGGCGGCGGTCGACAGCGGCAACGACGGATGCCCTTATGAGTCGCCGTCGAACAAGCCTTACGAGAAGTGCGACGCTATCGTGCTTGCGGATGGGACGCCCGTCAACCTGACACATGCGCAGGCTAACGCGCTCGAATCCCAGGGCGTAGTCACCGCGCTAAATTTCCTCAACGGGATATCCTGCTGGGGCAACTATACGGCGTGTTACCCGGACAACGACAACGATGAGGATTACTATATCCCGCTGTCGCGTATGTTCGACTGGGTGGGTAAAACGGTAATCCTGACGTTCTGGAAGAGGCTGGACGAGCCGCTGAACGCGCGGCTGCGGGACAACATCCTTGATTCCTGCAATATCTGGCTCAACGGCGTCTGCGGCGCGGGGTACCTGCTGGGGGCGCGGGTGGAAGCGACGGATGCGGACAACCCGCCGGAAAGCCTGAGAAAAGGCATCACCAACGTCAATATCTTTATCGCCCCGCCGCCTCCGTGGCGTGAGGGCAATTTCATCATAAAGTACGACGCGGCTTTCGTCGCGGCGGCTTTTGCTTAGCGTGAGAGGAGGTTTAACAAATGTCCAAATATGAAGTAGTGACCATAGACTGCATGGTCTATGAGGGGCCGCACCGGTTCATCGGCGTCGCGTCCGTAAAACTGCCGGATATCACCAATATCATGGTGGAGCTTAGCGGCGCGGGCATCGGCGGTAAGGTCGGCGTGCCCGTGAGCGCACAGTTGGAGCAAATGGAAGTGACCATCAATTTCAACTCTTACTCCAAGGAGCAGGCGAGGCTGAGGGCGCCGGGGCGGCATAACATCGAACTGAGGCCGGCCATACAGCAGGAGGACACGGTCAGGGGCGAGATGGTCGTCGTGCCGGAAAAGCATGTCATGGTCGTCGTGCCGTCGGGGCTGACAGGTGCTACGATAGCGCCGGCATCGCGCAGGGAGAGCTCTTTCAAAGGCTCGGTGCGGTATTGGGCGCATTATATCGACGGCGATATCGTGCATGAGATAGACCAGCTCAACCATGTGTTCATCATAGACCGCGTTGACTACGGTGCGCCGGTGAGGCAGGCGCTGGGGCTTTAGGGGGCAATGCATAATTCATAATTCATAATGCATAATGCGAAATTGAAAGGAGCAATTTTTTATGAGTACGGTTTTTAATTTGGGGGACAGCGTTGCGGATCCGGAGGAGTATGAGGCTGTGGAGGAGCAGGCGCGGGAGGATGCGGCTGCCGACGGCGGCGTTTATACGTATACGCATAATTTCCGGGCGCCTTTTGTTTATATGGGGAAAACCTATACGGAGCTGCGGTTTGACTGGGACGGGCTTACGGGGCGCGACGGGCTTGATATCGAGGCGGAGTTGCAGGCCATTGGAACGCCGGTGCTGGCCCCGGAATTCTCCGGGGGCTATCAGATACGGCTGGCGGCCAGGGCGTGTACGGAGAGCATAGGGTCCGACGCTTTTGAGCTTATGCCTTTGTCGGCCTGCAACCGGATCAGGAGGGCGGCGCGGTCTTTTTTGCTGACTGCGGAATAGGCGGGGCCTCGTGGATACGGAGGCAATGCCTTGTCATGGCGCAGGTGAATCATACGCCTGTGCCTTTTTGGTTGGAAATGCCGCTTTTGGAGATGCGTAAGTGGATCAGGGAGAGTAACGCCCTCTGTTCGGAAGACTGAGGGCGATTTGAGAGAGGAGGGTTGATCGGTGAGTAGAAAAGAATTTGACATGATGTTCAACCTTCAAGCTCAGATGGGGAGCGGGTTCTCCGGCACCTTCTCTAAGGCTCAGCAGGATCTCATCAACATGCAAAAGGGGATCGAGGCGCTCAACAGGCAGCAGATAGATATCACCCAGTACGAAAAGAAGCAGAAAGCTGTCCAAAGCGCTGCGGCGGACGTTAAGACGCTTACTGAGCAGATCGCCAACCTGAAAAAAGAACAGAAAGAAACGGGCGACAGTTCGGCGAAACTGGCTAACGAAATACTTAATAAAGAGAGGGCTCTGCAAAGAGCCGAAGACAAGCTGGAAACGCATACGCAGTCGGTTGAGAAGCTGGGGAAGAAGCTCAGCGACGCGGGCGTCGACATGAACGACCTCAAGGGCGCGAGCGAGGGGCTTACAAAAAAGATCGACGAGCAGAAGCAGAAGATGGAAGAGGCCGCCGAGAGCGCAGAAGAGTTCGGGGCCACGACCAAAGAAGCCGTTTTAAGTCTTGAACAGGTGCTTGCCGCAGTGGGTATAGCCAAAGCTATCAAAGCGATCTATGAGGCTTTTAAAGAATGTGCCGGCGCCGCTATGGATTTTGAGCAGACCATGGCGGGGGTGCGCAGGACCGTTGGCGGCTCCGATGCCGAGATCGCGGCATTGGGCGCTGAGTTCAAAGCGCTTTCTGCTGAGATCCCGATATCGACGGCTGAGCTTGGGAAGATCGCGGAGACGGCGGGGCAGCTTGGCGTAGCGCAGGCGCATGTTTCGGAATTTACCCAGGTAATGGCGATGCTGTCTACCACTACCGATCTGACGGCGGACAACGCGGCTACTATGCTTGCGCAGTTTGCCAATATCACGGGGCTTGACCCCTCCGACTACGGGCGGCTGGGCTCGGCTGTGGCGGAACTGGGCGACGCTACGGCTACGACGGCGTCCAAGGTCGTGGATATGTCGCAGGGCATCGCGGCGGCGGCATCCATAGCGGGGATGAGCCAGACCGATATTTTAGGCATATCGGCGGCGGTGGGCTCGCTGGGTATGGAGGCACAGGCGGGCAGCACCGCCATGTCGCAGCTTATCCAGACGCTGCATAAGGCGGTGGAGACCGGCGACAGACTCAATGAGTTTGCTTCCATTGCCAATATGAACGCGGAGGAATTCGCTCAAGCCTGGGGCGTAAGCGCGGTCAATGCTATGGACGCGTTTATTCAGGGCCTCAACGATACCGAGCGTAACGGGCGCAGCGCTATCGTCGTGCTTGACGAGCTTGGTATATCCAACGTGCGTCAGGTCAAAACCGTGCTTGGGCTGGCCCAGGCGGGTGATCTGCTGTCCAATACCGTAAAGCAGGGCAATCTGGCGTGGGAGGAAAATATCGCGCTGCAGGCGAAGGCCGATATCATGTACGGAACTACCCATGCTCAGCTTACCAAGATGCAGAATGAGTATAATAACCTGAAAATAGCTATCGGCGACGCGCTTACCCCGACGTTGCAGGGGCTGTATGAGACGCTCGGCAATGTGGCCGGAGGGCTTTCCGAGTTTGCGGAAAAAAACCCGGAGCTTATCAGGGGGGTAGTGGCTTTCACGGGGGTGCTTGCCGCCGGGGTCACGGCTCTGACGGGCTATACGGTGGCATTAAAGCTGCTTATCGCTGCAAAAGCCGCGCTCGGGGTGGCCGCTACGGCGGCTTTGGGGCCGATATCCCTGATAACCGTTGGCGTGGGATTGCTTGCGGGGGCTTGGGTAGCGGCTGCGTCCGGCATGAAATCGGCGGATATCGAGGCTCAGTATCTAACCGAGACATCACGCGAGCAGTTTGAGCAGCTTAAAGCCCTTAACGCGGAATATGAGACGGCTGTCGAACTGTACGGCGAGACGCATGAGACCACAAAGCAGCTCCGCTGGGAGGTCGAGTCCCTTACCGCCGAATTTGAGCGCAATAAGCAGACCGTCAAGGGATATGTTGATGAGATCAAGGCAGTTGTTGAGGCTAACGCGGACCTGATAGAGAGTTTCCGCGAATCTTCGGACGCTATCGACAAACAGGGGTATATCGCGGAGTCGCTCATAGGGCGGCTGTCGGGGCTTATCGAGCAGGATGACGGGTCTGTACTGTCGCAGGAGCGGATACGGGCAACGATCGGCGCACTGAATCAGGCGATGCCGAGCCTTGGCGCGAGTTATGAAGCGTTTGCGGAAGGCGGCGCGGATTATATCGAGACGGTAAGGGCCATGGCGGAGGCGGACAACGACCGGCAGAGGCAGCAGAAAACGTATGACAACTACGCCGCACTGCTCGGAAGGATGCCGGAACTTGAAAAACACGAAGCGAAGGCGCTTGAGGAGAAGGAAGCGGCCCAGCAACGTTATAACGAGGCTCTTGAGGCATATAACAAAGCTTTTGAAGGCGCTGCCGGATCAACATGGGAAGAGAAGTTCCTCGAAGTTGCATTCGCGGAAGGGGCGGAGCTTGGAGAGGCTTTAAACGTTTTAAATGCTTTTACGGAAGCGCATAAACTGGCGGAAAACGCGATAGATGACGCCGGCAGAGCCCTGGCGGAAATGGAAAGCGACATGGCCGGGTATGCCGAAGCCGCCGCGGAGGCTGCGGAGGCGACTAATGAGCTGGCGGCGACGGTCGAGGATCTGGAGCAGATACTGGGCCGGATAGAGGAGCTCGGGGCGGCTTATACGGAGGTCTACAACGCAGCGCTGCAAAGCATCCGGGGGCAGTATAAGCTCTGGGAAGAAGCTGCAAAGGTCGTGCCGATGAGTGTGGATAAAACCACGACGGCGCTTGAGAAGCAGCTTAAATACTGGCAGGACTATAACGCGAATATAGCTAACCTCACGGAACGGGCCGGCGAGATCGAGGGGCTGCGTGAGATGATCGGCAGTTTTGCCGACGGGAGCCCCGAAAGCGTCAACATGATCGCGGGGCTGGCGCTGGCGACCGATGCGGAGGTCACGAAAATGGTCGCGGCGTGGAATGCCGTGCAGGAGGAGCACGCGTCCGTTTCCGACAGCCTGGCGGAGCTTGTCACGGACTTCGCGGCCGCTATGGCGGAACTGCAGGCGGAACTTGAGGAGACCGTCGCTGCTATGGACATGGGCGGCCAGGCCGCCGTTGCCGGGCAGAATACCATACAGGGTTTCATATCCGGCGCGGAGCGGATGTTGCCGGTGGTCCAAAATGCGTACCGGCGCATCGCGCAGGCGGCGGTAGACGCGATCAAAGCTGAAATGGTCATATCGAGCCCGTCCCGTAAAATGGAATGGCTTGCCGAGATGTCCTGGGCCGGTTATATCGGGAAAACCCGGGCGATGGAGCCGGAACTTGCTGCGGTCATGGCCGAAGCGGCGCGGATGGGTTATAACGCATTCTATGAGGAAAGCGCGCGGCGGGTCGTGGCGGTCGCGCCGGAGTTGACGGCATCGCTGGCTGCGCGGGGCGCGGCAGGCGGAGGCGATACCATAAATATCACTGTCGCGCCGGAATACCACACATCGGGCGTGGACAGCGCATCGCGGCTTGAGTCCGTGTACAGCGCGAACAATGAGAATTTGCGCGGGATGATCGTCGATGTGCTGGAAGACATCAATATGGACAAGGCGAGGAGGTCTTACAGGTGAGCCGTGTATCTACCTATACGACTAAGCAGGGCGATATGTGGGATCTGATCGCCTATACGCAGCTTGGCGGCGTTGAGCATACCGGCAGGCTTATCGACTTGAACCGGCGGCATCTCGGGTTTTATATTTTCCCTGCGGGTATCGAGCTTATTTTGCCGGAAACAGGGCCGGAGGTGCCGGGCGGGCTGCCGCCGTGGAAGAGGGTTTCATCATTATGAGCGACAGGGATCTGGCGCGGAGGACTTCTGTCGAGGTCGCCTTCGCGGGCGTTGATATCACGGCGTCGATCAAGCCTTATCTCCTGTCTGTGACGTATACGGACAGCGAGGAGGACGAAGCCGACGATCTGCAGATACGGATACAGGACCGTGACGGGGTCTGGCTGACAAACTGGCTGGGCGATGCCGTGGGGGCTGCCGCCGGGGGCGCGGGGTTTTCCGTAAGTGCCGTGTTCGTGAGGCTGAACCGGCACGGTGACGGCAAGGATACGGTGCTTGACTGCGGCGATTTCACACTGGATGCGGTCACTGCGGACGGGCCGCCTTCCGTCATCGCGATCAAGGCTACTTCGCTGCCTTACGGCGCGGGGATACGCCAGACGAACAGGAGCAGGGCGTGGGAGTCTTGCAGCCTGTCGCGCATAGCCGCCGAGATCGCGGCCGGCGGCGGGATGAAGTGCATGTTTGAGTCCGCGTTTGACCCGTTTTACGCGAGGATGGAGCAGATAGACGCGGACGACATAGAGTTTTTGTCCGAATTGTGCCATGACGCGGGGATATCGCTCAAAGTAACGAGCAATATGCTCGTGCTTTTTGACCAGGCGGCGTATGAGGCGCTTGACCCGGTCTTTGATATCAGGCGCGGTGACGGGTCGTATACAAAATGGCGGCTTATGAGCGGCGAGTCTGAGGCTGAGTATACGTCGTGCAGGGTGAGTTGGACGGAGCCGGACACAGGGCAGCGCATCGAGGCCGTGGCACATGCCGAAGAGCATAGGCGCAGGGGCGATGTGCCGCAGCAGCTTAATATCACTGCAAAGGTCGGCAGTTATGAAGAGGCCCTGGCGCTGGCGGCGAAACGGCTGAAGCTTGCTACAAAGTACGGGCTGACGGCGAGGTTCACCATGCCGGGCGATACCCGGCTTTTGGCGGGCGTCACGGTGACGCTTACCGACTGGGGGATGTGGAGCGGCAAGTACATAATCAGCCGGGCGTCGCATACCGTCGGCGGCGACGGGTACGTGACGGAGATAGAGCTGAGGCAGGTCTTTGAGGAGTAGGAAGGGGGCCGGGCGTTATCAAACATCTTGAGAACATGGTGCGCGTGGGTACCGTCAGCGCCGTGGATGCAGATCGGCGGATGGTGCGCGTGCAATATGACAATATCGGGATCACGTCGGGCTGGCTTTATGTATTGCAGCATATCGGCGCGGAGGTCGTGGTCGCGCCGGACGGCGGGCATACTCACGGGATCACCGACACTTATACGGGCGGCGGATCCGCTGCGGGCGTTCCGAACCATGACCATCAGGGCACACGGCTTGCTTTGTGGCTCCCGGGCCATGGTGAGCGCGTCCTGGCGATACATATTCCCGTTATGAACGGGGACGGGTTTATTTTGGGGGGCATTTATTGATGATCGGATGTCTTGGGGATATTGTTTTTACGGTCGGCGACGATGCGGTATTGACGCCGGACGACGTCAAATGGTCCGGTTCCGCGCGGTATGCGGAGCATCAGCGGCATTTGGGCGACGCCCTGACCGAGTTTACGGGGCTGGATCCCGACAAGTTTTCTTTTGATATCACCCTGGCCGCCGAACTGGGCGTTGACGTATTATTTGAACTTGGCAGGATCTGGACTTATGAGCGGAAAGCCGTGACGCTGCCCCTTGCTATCGGCGAGAAGTTTTACGGTAAATACCGCTGGACTATAAAAAAACACAGCATAAAAATGAAGCATTTTGACGGGGCCGGGAATCTTATCGTCGCGGTCGTCTCGCTCGATCTGCTTGAATATCTGACCGTATGAGGTGGCGTTATGAGCTACACTGTTGACCCGCGCGATTTCAGGGAAGTCAGCTTGAATGAGGGCGACATAGTCAAGTCCGTTTTGCAGAATGTCGCTATCATACTCTCGACGCGGCAGGGGTCTGTGCCGATGTACCGTGAGTTCGGGCTGCCGATGCGGTTTATCGACAAGCCCGTCAATGTGGGCCGGATAATGATGGTCGCGGAGGTCGAGGACGCCATACGGAGATTTGAGCCGAGGGCTAAGGTCGTGGGCGTCAGCGCCGTTATGGACGCGGGATCGCCCGGCAGGGTGGTCTCGGTCGTGGAGGTGGAGATAGATGAGGAATCCTGAGTATAACTTTATTGATACCGATGCCGGCGCCGTCGTGTCGGCCATGATCGCGGCCTATGAGCGGATCACGGGCGTCACCGTAAGGCCGGCAAGCCCTGAAAACCTTTTTATACGCTGGGTGGCGGATATAATCATCCAGGAGCGTGTACTATGCAATTGGACGGGCAATCAGAATTTGCCGAGCAGGGCTGCGGGCGAAAACCTTGATGCGCTGGGCCAGCTTTTTTATGACGGGGAGCGGCCCGAGGCTAAACCCGCCGTGTGCCCG